CGAGAAAGGAAAGATCCGCGAGATGGTGAGCTTCGCCGATCTTGCTCGGCATGTCTATTTCACTGAGACGGGTGGGCCTCTGCCTAGGGAGCGGGTGACGAAATCTCCGTTTCTTGGTGAGTGCCGTGGTGTCGGCATTTATCTGCTCTACAACGGCGTCCTTGAAGACAAAAGTACGAACGGTGGCAATGTGCTCACGCGTACGGTCCTCGCAAAGCTTCCATCCTTCGACGGGCAGAAGGTCATCTACTGCGCCGGGTGTCTGCTCGGACGTGACCGTCTGCAAGCGGAGCGCATCATCGTTCGCCAGACTCCCTACGAAGTCAAAATCTCATGATCGCTCTCAAGGATTATCAGACACGGGTCCTCGACTCGCTTCGCGAGTTCTTCCGACAATGCTCCAAGGACGGTCAGCCCGAACCCGCGTTTCGCGCAGTGCAGCTTCGAAACAATCGTCAGCCTGTACAGTACATTCCGGTTAACACGGCAGGACTGGCACCGGGGATGCCTTATGTGTGCCTGCGCGTACCGACGGGCGGCGGCAAGACATTGCTGGCCTGCTACGCTGCAGGACTGGCTATGCGCGAGTTCATGAACGCCGATCGTGCTGTGGTCCTGTGGCTCGTTCCAAATAACACAATCCTCGAGCAGACCGCTGATGCGTTAAGGGACCCTCGTCATCCCTATCGCCGCGCACTGGAATTAGCGTGCGGCACGGTGGAGATCGTAACCATCGAGGAGGCATTGCAACTGTCGCGTGCGACCGTGGAGGGGCAGACGGTCATCATCGTCTCGACGATTCAATCCTTCCGCGTTGAGGACACGACCGGCCGGAAAGTCTACGACCAGAACGGTGCTTTCGTCGAACATCTGCTCAACGTGCCGACTGACCGGCTTGCCGACTTACTGCCGGGAGCAGACAAGAATCCAAAGCCATCATTGGTAAATATGCTGCGGCTGCACCGGCCAATAGTCATTGTGGATGAGGCTCACAATGCCCGCACGGACCTTTCCTTTTCCACGCTCGGAACCATGCTGCCTTCATGCATCGTGGAATTTACGGCTACTCCGGCTCGAACGAATACTCCGTCGAACGTGCTCCATCATGTTTCTGCTTCTGAGTTGAAAGCTGCGGACATGGTGAAGCTACCGTTACGTGTCACTACGCGGCATCCAAGTCAGCGGGATCAACTGCTCGCCGAAGCAATCACTCTTCGTGCCGACCTCGAAAAGCTCGCGATGGCTGAAGCGCAGAAGACAGGTGAGTATTTGCGGCCAATCTTGCTGATCCAAGCAGAACGCGTGGATGCATGCGAGGCGTTGCGCGACCGGCTTGTAAGCGAGTTCGGCATCACGAAAGACGAAGTAAAGATCTCCACGGGCAAGCTCGACGAATTGCAAAACGTGGCGGACATCGCTTCGGCCAAGTGCCCGGTGCGGTTCATCCTCACCGTTGAAAAGTTACGCGAAGGGTGGGATTGCCCTTTTGCCTATGTGTTATGCAGTCTCAAGGAGACACGCTCGGCCACGGCCATCGAACAGATTGTGGGGCGTATCCTTCGCCTTCCGCGCGCCCAGGTGAAGCACCATCCCGATCTCAATTGTGCCTATGCCTTCTCGGTCTCCGATTCAATTGCAGAGGTTCTTGCAGAGTTACGTGAGGCTCTGGAAAGCAACGGCTTCACCGCGGCTGAAGCGGAACGCATTATCATCCCCGTGCCACAGGGTCTTCTGCCATTAGGTGTACAGCCAAAGACGTTACAGGTCGCACTGAGTGAGATTGACACCACTGTGGCAATGGCGCAAGTGGCGGCACTTGTTGGCAAAGTGAGGATTGATACGGTCACAGGGGAAATCACCATCCTTGTCCCGCTGGACGACGACGAAACGGAAAAGCTCACGCGTTGTGTCAAGACGCCAGAGACCAAGACAAAGGTTAAGGAAATCGTTGATCTTGTTCGCAAGGCAGAGCAGGCTTTCGGCGGAAGCGGAAAAACGCGCGTGCCGTCGCCGTATGAACGGCAACTCAACTTCATCGTGCCCTTGCTCTGCGTACGCGAGAACGGGACGGTGTTCGAATTTGAGAGAACATTCCTGTTAGAACATCCCTGGAAACTGAGTGAAAAGGATGCTTCACTCTCAAACAGTTACAATCCGCTGGCAAGACCTGTAGGCAAGGCCGGCTTGGTGGATGTGGCCGCGACTGGCAAGGTGGAGATTAGTATTTTGGGTGCGATGCCAGCCAAGGACTTTGTGACCACGTTGCATCAGCAAGTGCTCACGCTTGGCAGTGCGGGCGATTGGTCGTTGGAGGGCTTAGTTGCATGGCTGGACAAGCATATTGACCATCGGGATATTCCGGCGGGTGAGTCGGCTGAGTTTTTGCGGATGTGTATTCGGGGTCTCATGGCCAAATTCGGCATTACTGATGTAAGCATGCTGGCACTGGACCGTTTTCGCCTGCGCGACGAGATCGAAGCCAGAATTCAGCAATATCGTGACAGTGAGCGGAAAGCGGCATTTCAAATGTTCCTGTTGCCTCAATCAATGCTGGCCGTAAGTGACGAACGAACGATCAACTTCAAAGCGATGACTTATGAGCCGAGCTGGTATTACGAAGGAGGCTTCCAGTTTAAGAATCACTACTTTGGAGCAAAGCCTGGCGAACTACTGGAGAAGAAGGCCGACGGCAAGCTTACCGAGGAGTTTCAGTGTGCGCAGTATATCGATGCGTTGTCGAAAATACGTTTCTGGGTACGGAATCTCCCTCGCAAGACCACATCATTCCGTCTTCAAACGTCAACAGACTGGTTTTACCCAGACTTTCTTTGTCAAGTTACGGATGGCCGAGTACTCGCAGTCGAATACAAGGGGAAGCATCTGTATGATGGTGTCGACGCTGAGGAAAAGCGTGCAATCGGTGCAGTCTGGGAATCGCGAAGCGGCGGGCGCTGCGTGTTCGTGATGCCAACTGAAGAAGGCTTCTCTGTTATCGATAAAGCGTTAGGGGGTGGATAGCCTCTGGTGACACCAAGGAAAAACTGACATGGAAGGAAATGTATTTCTGAAGCGTATAGGCGAGATAATCAAGGTCGTTCTAAGTAAGCGTAAAAAAGTGCGGCGAGGCCAATATTAGGCACCTCGCATATCACTTGGAAAAAACAATCGTGAGAGGTACTATACAATACCTAAGTACTGTGCTATCCTATTGCCATGAGTCACATACTGCCATTCGGGCTGTGGACGGCCCGCTATCACAATCCGCTCATGAAGGACTCCAGTTACGCGCCGGTCAGGATCACGCTCGGGGCACCCCGCATGCGGCTCGGCTATACGCTGGCCGGCGAGATCCGGGAGCTCGCGCCGCCTGGCCATCTCTTCCACATCCAGGAGCGGGCGGTGTTCGAGCCCAAGTTCTTTGCGCACCTGGACAAGGTCGGGATCGAGCGAATCGCCGAGGCCTTCACGACGCTCCACCTTGCCACGGGCCAGGATCTGGTCCTGCTCTGTTTCGAGCGCGTGGACCAAGGCGACTGGTGCCATCGGCTCTGCGTCGCCAAATGGTGGGAAGCCCGGACGGGCCAAGCGATCCTGGAACTGCCCGAAGCCGAGACCCCGGCGCCCGAGACCCTCGCACGAAAAATGCGCGATAAGGGGGAAAAGGGTGGAAAAGGTCGCAATGGCGCACGGAAGGGCGCACGGAAACCTCGCCAGGCAGGCCTGTTCTGACCCATCCTGCCCATTGCTTGACAACTTAGTAAGAGCTAAGTAAAACCAAGTCAGACGCCGGGGGTAACTCAAGCAGAGTCCCTGGTTCTTTCCCAGGGCGATCGACGTTCAAGGCGTCGCCCCCGGACCAGCCCTTCCCCACAGAGGCGCGATGCCCGGCTTTACCAGTCCCGGCTTGTTTTTCATCGGCACCGTGGTGCCCAAGGAGATGTGGTACTTGAAGCGCGTCTTCGAGGGCGCGCGCCGGGCCGGCTATACGCGCTTCGTCGAGCCGGCGGCGGGCGCCTTCGCGATGTGCGGGATCGCGCGCACGGTGGGCTGGGCACCCGAGCAGATGGACGCGACCGATGTGGCGCTCCTCTCCGCGATTCTCGGCGCTGCCGCGAACGGGGAGCGCGTGGACGCGCTGGAGATCCAGGTCAAAGACCCGGAAGTCGAAGCCTTGGGGCTCGATCTGGGCGATCCCGCGCAGGCGCTCTATGCCCAGATGCTGTGCCGCTATCTCGTCAAAGCCGCGCGGACCATGTACTGGCGCGAGATCGTGACCGATCTCATCACGCGCAAAGACGCCGTGCTCACAGACCTCACGGCCCAGCTCGGGCGGCTGACCTCGACCCTGAAAGGCTTCCGCTATCGGCCGCTCTGCCTGTATGCGCATCTGGCTGAAGTCTTGGACGATCCGCAGACCTTCGTAACTCTGAACCCGCCGACGCACAGGCTGGGCTGGGAACGCTTCTACCATACCGGCGGCCGGCTCACCTGGAAGGAGCCGACGTACGCCTTCTTCAACCCGCACACGGACATGGTGAAGCTCGCGGCGATGATCCGCGAGGCGAAAGCGCTCGTGCTCCTGTACGAGGAGGTAGGCTTCGGGCAGTCGGTGCTGCCGGCCGTGTTCGCGCGCGGTGGGGCGATGAAAGACAAGAGCGACACGGGCGGCGTGCGGTCGATGGCGACGTACCTCTCTTCCAACCGGCCCGACGAGATTGAAGCGCTCGCGGCCGGCCGGAAGATCGCGCGCCGGGAACCTGAAAACGTACGACCGACCAACCTCCCTATCCTTCCCTCGACCTACGAGCCAACCGACGCTTCTAAGGTCGCTCTGGTGTCTCTCGATGCGGGTCAGTCGGCTTACTACCGGCAACTCTGGACGCATAGGTTTCTCGGCGCGGTGACGCCGATGAACGGGCTGGGCTTGGTCGTGGACGGCTATCTCGCTGGGATCTTTGCCTATACGCGGCTGGGCCTGGACATGGGGGCGTTTGGGAAGGTCGCGAAGGAAGATGCACTGCTTTTGCAGTGCGGGGTCACGCCGCGGCTGCCCGGCTGGCGTTTGGGGCGGCTCGTCACCAAGCTCGCGCTCTCGAAGGCAGTGCTCGCGCAGTTCTTGGACGATGTCGCGCTCGTGCGGGTCACGCACATCTTCACGATGCAGTTTACGAAGTACCCCGAGGCCAAGGAGATGCGTGGGCTGATGAAGCTCCAGGTCCGGCAGCCGTTCACGAACAAGTGGGGACTCAAGAAAGGCTTCAAGCTCCGCTATCAGGCCCCGATCGAACCCACGACGATGGAGGAGGCGTACGCATGGTGGATCAAGGACGAACGCCGCTACAGATCGCTCAAACACCCGTCTATGTCGTCAGCGACTTAGGGCAGCAGATGCTCATCGCCTGGGCGAACCCGGACGACCTGCGGGAGCAGGATGAAAATGCACGGGTCATGCCGCAGGAGATGCTGAATCAGCTCGCGGTGAACATCAAGCGGCGCGGGATGATCGAAAGTCTCCCGTACTGTGCGGCGACGGAGCGCGGCGTCGAGATCGTGAGCGGGCACCATCGCGTGCTCGCGGCGAAGGCGGCGTGTTTGAAAGAGATCCCGATCCTCTTGGATATGTCCGGCTTGAGCCGGAGCGCGATCGCCGCCAAGCAGCTCGGGCACAACAACATCGCCGGGACCGACGATGCGGATGTGGTCCGCCGGATCGTGGCCAAAATTCAGGATGTGAACGACATGCTGGAGGCCTATCTGCCGAAGACCTTGAACGTTGAGCCGGCGCCGGTCGATCTGGACAAACTCCTGGCCCCGCATGTGAAGTTCGAGTGGAAGACCGTCACGCTCATCTTCCTCCCGCACCAGTTCACCCAGTTCAAGGAGTTCGCGGACAGTCTGGCCGGCAGTCACGACCTGATCGGTGTCACGACCTTGCCCTGGTTCAAGCCCTTCGTCGAGGCGATGACCAAGTACGGGCGCTTCAAGGGGGTGATCGCGCTCGGCATGGTCGTCGCGGCGCTGACCCAGCTCGCGAAGCAGGAGATGGCGGCGGGGCTCACGGTGGAAGAACTCTTCAACGACCAGGGCGAGCTCAAAGAAGCGTGGGTGCCCCTGGCCGCGGTGATTGGGACCGAGGAGATCCCGACCACCGCGGCGGTCGTGCTGCGCAAAGCGCTCGATCAGATGCTCGCGGACGGGACGATCACGAAGAAAAACCTGTGGCAGGGCGTCGAGTACCTCGCGGCGGAGTGGCTCGCAGGCGCACCCAAGGCGATGGGATGACGGATGACGACGACGCTGTGGGAACGGCAGTCCGGCGAGAGCACGCAGGCCTTCGAGGCCTTCGTGACGTACCGGGATTTGGGCGACGACCGGAGTCATGCAATGGTTGCGCAGCAGTTGGGCAAAAGCAAGACCATGATCGACCGTTGGGGCAAGCGCTGGGGCTGGCAGGCCCGGATCGTCGCCTACGACAACTACGTGGACGAGAAGCGCCGCAAAGCGCTGGAGAAAGAGCGGCTCGGCATGCGCGAGCGGCACGTCAATCTCTCGGTGGCGCTGCAATCGCAAGTCGCCCAGCGTTTGAACCAGCTCGTCCAAAGCCAAGAGATCCTCAAGATGAGCCCCGTCGAGATGGCGAAGGTCATGGAAGTGACCGCGAAGATCGAGCGCGAGGCGCGCGGGCTGCCGGGCTCGGTCACGGAGCAGGCGCATTCCCTCGCGGCGAACGACGAGTTCCTCCGGCGGGCGCTCCATGACGACGAAGCTCGCACCCACATCATGGCGCTCACCCGTCGGCTGCTTCAGCCCGAAGGAGCTGGGGCGGGATCTGGCGCGAGCGACCCCGGCGGGGCTGGCCCTGACGCACAGCCGGGGAGCCTGGACCTTGACGAGGCACTTGGAGCTGCTCAATGAAGCGCTCGTCCGTGTCGCGGCCGGCCGCATTCTCCGCCTCCTCGTCACGTTCCCCCCGCGCCACGGCAAGAGCGAGTTCATCAGTAAGTATTTCCCCGCCTGGTTCGTGGGCCGCTTTCCTCAGAAGCGCATCATCCTCAGTTCGTATGAAGCCGACTTCGCCGCCGGGTGGGGCGGCAAAGCCCGCGATGTCCTGCTCGATGTCGGCCCGGACTTGTTCACGATCGAGCTGGACAAGCAGGCGTCCAATCACTGGACGATCACACGGCACGGGGGCGGCATGCAGACCTCCGGCGTGGGCGGGGCGATTACAGGGAAAGGTGCGGATTGCTTCATCATCGACGACCCGGTGAAAAACGACGAGCAGGCGCTCTCCGCGCGGCAGCGCGAGAAGACCTGGGATTGGTATCGCTCGACGGCCTACACGCGGCTCGAACCCGGCGCGGCGATGATTCTCATGATGACGCGCTGGCACCAGGACGATCTCGCAGGGCGCATTTTGCAGAATGCGATCGAGACCGGCGAGCGCTGGATCGTCTTGAACATCCCGGCCCTGTGCGAAGCGCCCGAGAGTCCGATCGAGCGGGTGCTGGGGCGCAAGCTCGACGATCCGCTCTGGCCCGCGCGCTACCCGAAAGACAAGCTGCTCGAAATCAAACACACCGTGGGCTCGTTCTGGTGGGCGGCGCTCTACCAGCAGCGGCCGGCCCCGCTCGAAGGCGGGCTCATCAAGAAGCGGTACTTCCGCTACTACACGCTGGAGGGCGAGGCAGGGAATCGCTACGTCGTGCTGCGCGAGGGGACCACGGTCCGGCGCATCGCGTTCAGCGCGTGCAAGCGGTTTACCACGGTCGATCTCGCGGCCTCGACGGAAGAGTGGGCCGACTACACCGTGGCCTCGACGTTCGCCGAGACACCGACCAAGGACCTCCTCTGGCTCGATTGCCTGCGCGAGAAACTCGAAGGGCCCGATCAGCCGAAGCTGATCCGGTCGGCGTACGAGAAATGGAACCCCGGCTACGTCGGGGTCGAAAAGCACGGCTATCAGCTCACGTTCATTCAGGCGCTCAAGCGCGCCGGCTACCCGATCAAAGCCCTGACGCCGGACGGCGACAAGATCGCGCGCGCGATCCCGCTCTCCGTCCTGTACGAGAACGGGCAGGTCTATCACCCGATCGCGGCCGACTGGCTGGACGCGGCCGAAACGGAACTCATGTTGTTTCCGAACGCCCCGCACGACGACATCGTGGATACCGCGGCCTATGCCGCGAAGCAGCTGGTCGCGCCCGTAGGCGATGTGAGCCAAGTGAAGGTGCTGGGCGCATAATCGGTCCCACGCAGGAGGTGAACGATGCCGGTCGATAGTCATCATCCCGAGTATCAGACGCGGATCGAGCAGTGGACGCGCTGCCGGGACGCGCATGAGGGCGGCGACAGAATCAAGGCGAAGGGCGAGGGCTACCTGCCCAAGCTCTCGGGCCAGACGCCGGACGAATACAAAGCCTACGTCCAGCGCGCCGAGTGGTACGGGGCGACCGCGCGGACCGTGCAGGCCTTGACCGGGGCGGTCATGCGCAAAGATCCGAAGATCGTCGTGCCCGATGCCATGACCTTCCATCTCGAAGACATCACGCTCGGGGGCCTGCCCCTGACGAGCTTCGCGACCTTGCTCCTGACCGAGACGTTGGTGGCCGGGCGCGCGGGCGTGCTCGTCGATTTGCCCCGGACGCCGGGCGGGATCGTCTATGGCGGCGTGCGCCCGTACTGGGTGCGGTATCCGGCGGAGTCGATCGTGAACTGGCGCATGGAAACGCGCGAGGGCGTGCCGACCCTCACGCTCGTCGTTTTGTGCGAGAGCATCGAGGAGCTGACGGACGATGAG